TCCGCTTATTGGGCAGATGTTTTCGTATGGATTGTAGGTTGGACTTGTTTCTGTTGATGCACAAATCATCGGATAAAATGTTATGCCATTAGTAGGAAGTGTTGTACCTTTCATTACACGCATTACATAATAGATAGAATCTGTTGTGTTGGGAACTTGTACCTGTGCAAGTGTCGTAGTGTTTATGTTTGTGTCTGCGTTTGTTGTTCCGTTCCATTTCTTTAAACGTGCATTTGTTGTGCCGTTCCATATATACACATTCCACCCATTTGTACCTGCTTCACTTCCACCGCTTGCACAACCTGTAAAATAATAATTTCCAACTGGCAAAGAAAATTGTGCAAAACAATATGCGTCCTGTGTTGCGTTTGTGCCACCAGTTGCCGTCACGCTACCATCAGAGTTCCTTGTAAATGTTACTCCGTTACTTGTTAATGGGCTTGTCCATGACTGTTGTAATTTATTCTTCCCTGCACCCCCAACCCACGGAGCATCGTATCCGTGTAGGTCTTGGATTGGGTCGATGCCTGCGACGACTGAGAGGGCCGGAGACAAGTCGGAGCCGTCTGGGAACGACGCGATCTCCCCGGAAGCCGTATCGGTCGGGAGTATGTTCAATATTGCGTCGTTGATTTCGGTCGTAACATCCTGCTCGACGTTCTGGATCTCGTTCTCCAGCGCTGAAAAAGCACCTTGTACGCTTTGATTCTCTCCGGCCAGACTTGAGCCGGTATAATCTTCTACGACGGACTTCGCAAGCTCTGAGACCTCTACTCTCCTCGAATATCCGCCGTAAGTTACCGCTCGAATGTAGTCATTCTGAGCCAAGTCACTAACGATGTTTAGCATTGATTCTTTAATGCTCATTTTTTTCCTCCTTAACAAATACCCTCTCGGTACGTTATTTCGGCGATCATTCCGCCCTTTTCGAGTGTTAATGTTATATTTTCTATCGTGCAGACGACTTGATCGCCGTCCTCGTTGATCCATAATTCCGCGTCGTTCTCTGTAAGAAGGACGTCGTCGTTCTCGTCTGTTAATGCGGTTCCGGCCTTTACAAACGTAAACAAGTCGCGCGGCTGCATTCTCGGATCGCCCTTCCAGGTAAACGAGCCGATAACGTTCGACTGATTTAGTACGGTCTCTATCGCCTTATCTGGCAGCAGATCTATACTTCCGGAATTGTCGTACTTTTGCATTTTCGCGTGTCCATTCCAGAATACATCGTCTGTTAATTCTAATGCTCCGCCGTCTCCCGTTTTAGTTTTTGTGCTAATATGGTCGTTAGTGAGCATAAAAAAATGAGACCTCGTCTCAAGTTCTGCGTCCGTTGCGTTTGAGACGATAGATCCGTCCGTTATCCAGTCATTCCAGCAAGCCTGCGGAGTCTCGTTTGGAACGAATCCGTCCATATTTGCCGTAGTCCATTTAGCCCCGGACAAATCTATAAACGTATGACTTCTAGAGCTGAATGGATTTAACTCCGGATTATTGTCGAGCAGCCACATACCATATTTTTGTTTTTTCATCCAGTTGCTATCTGACGGATAGATGTTGCTCGAAATTGGTAGTGCTCTCTCTTTTAGGTCGAACTGTTCGTAGGATGTCTCGTACATCCAACCGCTGATTATGGAGCCGTTCGGTCCCTCCCATGACTGAGATAATCCAACTCGAATATCCGAGATTAACCCGTTATAATTAAACGCGAGTCCTTTCTGTTTGAACGCCGTTGCTGATACGTCCGTATTCTGTTTTAATCTAGAACCAGACCATTCTACGTTGCAGACGAGCGCAGATACTTCGTTATATACGGGCTCTTTTGATGTTACTACGTTCCCGCAGTCCTCCTCGTATATCGTGTATTGCGGCGTTTCTGGAACTATGTTAGATATTCGAGGAATACCGGCGTCTACATAAGCCGGCCAGAAGCTGTTTCGGTCTCGTAATGCTCCCGTTTCGAATTGCCAATGGCAAAGGTGCATAATTTTCGAGATAGCTTCTCGCCTTGTCATCCTCGGAAGTATCGAGTTTAATGCTCCGCCGGACGGTATTGTCGAGAACGTTCCTTCGATATTAGCTGCATTTTTTATATCTAAATAGTTCGAGCTGTTATTGAGATATTCAATATTTGAACCTATTAGATCCGCAAACAACCCATTCAGAGCGCACAATACATAAGTATCAGAAATAGTATTGTTAGCAAGCCAGATCTGTCCTAAATAAATCGGAGGCAGCTCCTCGTCTAGTTTGTTGACTTGGTCGACTGCGTGTATATGCAGCTTTTTATTATTCCATGTTATATATTCATCCGTATAAAAACGCCTTCTCGGAACGTTGTCGGAGACTCCGTCCGGATAGCATCTGAAACTTACCTCCAAGCCGACGCCAGCGCTAGCGAGTGTATCGGATATATCCTCCTCCCAGTAAATCTCCATCTCGATCTCAGACTCCGGGAAGGAAGGTTTTTCTCTCGATAAATCAGAACGCAGCGATAACGTAGCAGATATAACAGCGCTCTCGCTCGCTCTCAATATCAAGCTGTGATTATCGTTATAGACAAAAACGCTAATCCGTGTACGATTTCGAATATTGTTAGCATTTGCCTCTTCCATTGTAGCCATTAGTTATGCGCCTCCGTAAACTGAAGCTGTAACGATATATTCCTCCACGATTTAACTCCGAATGGATCGGTATAGATCGACGCCTGGGAGGATACGAGCGAAGGCCGGACTTTCTCCGTCACACTTACGCCAGCCTCGTTAGAAAAAATAAATTCTACTTCTAAGCCAGTCAGTCCCAGAATATAATCGAGCTGCGTCTGCGGAAGATTGTCCCAGGATATAGTCAAATCTCCATACCTCCAGCCGACAATGTCCGCGCATCTTTTGCCGGTGCAAGTCTCATATTCTGCGGCGTAAATAAACTCGCGCTGCAGTGTGAAGTCGTTGCCTCTGTATATGGTGTTACCGTCTATCGTTATCGTGTTAAATACTCCAAGCATCTAATCACCCCAAAATCTTCTTGTATTTATCGTATATTTTGACTGTTTCTTCGCCCATCTTCGGACCACTAGGATACAGATAGATCGGGATCACTATGTCACCGTCCTGCTGATTCATCGCCAGCATCGTACCAATACCATTAACGATCGAATCGGCCATTCCTGCAAACATGGTGTTCAGCTTATCGATCGGAACTACCGCCTCAGGTCCAGCCTCGCCGACACCGATGACGGACGGACTATTGAATATACCGCCTTTTGCGTACCATTCAATGCCAAGTCTCGGAATGGAGCCTTTGAGCAGATCGCTCAGCTGCCACCCTTTCGGTCTAATCGCGAAGTGCGGCAGTTTGATATGCGGCAGTGAAACCTTGAACTTGAAGAAGCCCTTGATTTTGTCGATCATCTTCTTGACGAAGTCCACCGCTGTCCTGATCGGAGTCATTATCGCGTTCTTAATGGCCGTAAACACCGCCACGGTCTTCGCCTTTATCGTGTTCCAGATGTTCAGCATGAAGTCCTTGAACGCCGCCAGCTTCGCCTTTATGGTGTCCCAATTCTTATAAAGCAGGACTCCGATCGCTATCAGTGCGGCGATGATGCCGATTACAATAGCTATCGGTCCAAGTGCGACACCCGAAAGCATCGGTCCGACTGTAGCCACCAGCGACATGATCGCACTGATTCCTGTTGCGACTTTACCCAGTAAGATCAGCAACGGAGCTATTGCGGCCACCACCGCACCAATAACACCGATGACAGTCAGGATTCTCGGGTCGAGATTGCTCAGCCATTCAGCCAGTGATCCGACCCATCCGACCACCTTTTCGAGTGCCGGCGCGAGATACTCGGCCAGCTCAGCACCCACAGACATGAGTGCCGTCGTTCCGATGACCTTCATCATGTCCAGCGTGTCGTTGAACTCGTTGGCCTTGTCTAATGTCTCCTGATCCACGAAGTTCAAATCATACTTGGCCAGTGTGTCCGCTACGTTCTTATACGTTTCGCCCTGATCCTCAATGAGCGGATTCAGTTCCATCGCACTTTTACCCATCAGCTGCATCGCCAGCGCGTCTCGTTCTGTCTCGTTCTTCATTCCTCCGAGAGCAGTTATAACGTCCTGGAACACTTCATCCGTACCACGAAGCGAGCCGTCCGCATTGGTCACACTTACGCCAAGTGCCTTGAATGCCTCGGCCTGTGATTTGGATCCATCAGCCGCAGACTTCATGTTCTTCGCCAGTCTCATGTGTGACTTGGCGATTGCCTCCGTTGATACATCGACCAGATCGGACGCAGCATTATACATCTGCAGTTCCTGTGTGCTGATACCAGTGACCTTTGCCAGCGTGTTCAGGTCATCCGCTGCCTGTCCTGACTTATACGCCAGCGTTCCGATTCCTGCCGCCGTAGCTGCTCCTGCAGCTGACAGAGGCATCAAAGCCTGTCCTGCGCTCTCCAGATTGCTGCCTAACTGCTTGACCTGCTCTGAAGCCGCTCTCATATTGACGTTGCCGACCTTCTTGAGCTGCGTCTCGAAGTTCTTCGCTTTGTCCTCTGTGGTTATGATCTCACGCTGAAGCTCTCTGTATTCTGCGGAGTTTTTATCGACTCCGCTAGCATCCATCTGTGCCTGAGCATCTTTTAACAGCTTGAGCTTCTCCTGAGTTTCGCCGACCTTCTGATTCAGCAGCTGCTGTTTCTGCCTCCACAGGTCGACGTTGGTCGGATTGAACTTCAGAGCCTTATCGACCTGACGAAGCTCCTTGTCGATGCTCCGTGTCTCATTATTAACTTGTCTTAAAGCCTTATCGAGCTTAGTGGTGTCACCCCTAAATTCGATGGTTATACCTTTTATCGCCATCTATATCACCCGAAAAATGCGTTTATATCTCCTTGCGTGGCTTTTACCTTCTTGCCACGCTTCTCTTCTCTTTTCGCCTGTTTCTCGGTCTGTTTCTGCCTCTCGTTATATGCAATGCAAAAATCGACCACTTGTCCGAGTTGCATCTTCCTCATATCTGCAACTGTCAGACCTCGTTCTGTTCCGGCGAGTAAAATATCATCTAGTGTTAAGGCTGGAGATTCTTTATCTTCTCGCCGATCTTCCCCAGCCTGTCCCAGTTTTTTGAGCTTGTGAAACCCTTGATAACAAGGTCGTACACCTCAGGGATCAGAACATCGAGTGGGAAGTTATCAAACTGACGCACCCACTTCTTCGGCTCCGGAATGTCCTCGTCGGCGCACTTTGCCATCGCCCAGGTGATGTTCACAATCAGATCTACGAACTCCACCTGGTACATCGGGAGCATCACTTCCATCGTTCTGCCTGTTATCGACTCCGCGATCTCCTTCGCTCCGATCTGTTTGGTGTCGGTCTCAGAAATGACAGAGGCCAACGTCTCCACAATCGAAGCCATCAGCGGCATAATCACCGGAACGACGTCCCTGTTAAACTGGTCTTTATATTCCATCGTCCATGCAACATTGTTGTTCAGACGAATTTCTTTCCCGTCTATAGTTATGGTTTTCTCCATGATTTATCCTCCATTTGTAAAAAAAGGCGGACAGTTGCCCCGTCCGCCCTTCCTGCTACTCCTAGAAAGCTGGCGCTGCTGGAGCTGTGAACAGTGTCGCATAGCCATCATCTCCTGGCTTATAAACAGCCATTGTTACG